CATATGGAATGGGTGCATAAGGATGTTATGTTCTGCTTGGAATACGAACATGAAGTTGAATGTTCCTGAGATACCTAGTGGCATTCCGTCAGAGAATGAACCCTGTCCGAATGGATACACAAGGAATACTGCGAAAGCAGCAGATACAGGTGCAGAATATGCTACACAAATCCAAGGACGCATACCTAAACGGTATGAAAGTTCCCACTGTCTGCCCATGTATGCAGAGATTCCAATAAGGAAGTGGAAGATAACCAACTGGTAAGGACCACCATTGTACAACCACTCATCGAGTGATGCTGCTTCCCAGATAGGATAGAAGTGTAAACCAATAGCGTTTGAAGATGGAACGACAGCACCAGAGATGATGTTGTTACCATACATGAATGAACCAGCAACTGGCTCACGGATCCCATCGATATCGACAGGAGGTGCTGCGATAAATGCTACGATAAAGCATGTTGTTGCAGCTAATAGGCAAGGGATCATCAAGACACCGAACCAACCAACATAGATACGGTTGTTTGTGCTTGTAACCCACTCGCAGAACTCAGACCAACCTGTAAGTAAGCCTTGTTCCCTTTTTTGAAGAGTTGTCATGAGGACAATAAATGTTTATAGGGCTCAAAGGGTAAGAGCGATATAATATTTCTACCAATCCCTTCACTGGTAGATAAAAAGACTAATTGTAACCCCGTTTAGTCTTGGTCAGGGGAAAAATGTGAGCAATTGCTCACCGATTTATTTATTATAACAAAACTTTACAGATTATGTGGGAGGTAGTGTTGGTTCCAGCACATTCTTGCTCACATAATCTGCGAAAGACCATCCCCAATCCCATACATGCATCTTATAATGTTCTGGTTTTAGATTCTTCAATCCCATTGACATCTTCAACCTCTTCACCCAGAAAGCATTGTTAGCATTAGAATCTACATCACCTATAGTTCTACCCAATGCTACCTTGTTTACATAATCTTGAATGGATACTATCTTACCGTTTCTTTCCATCAAAGTAGGATCATAATGCCATGTACCCTCAGACAATAATGCATGATTATTTTTTTCTGGATCCCACCTAGTCTTATCATATATTCTTTGATGTGGTTTTACTCTGAATATCTGATGCTCATCTTGTATCTTTGTGATAGGTCTTATCTCTGCTAAGAAATCATAACACTCTCCAATAATTTCACTAAGAGTACTGTACTCATTGAAACGACCTGCTTGTGGGTGTCTCTTTGCCCTATACCTCTTAGCTTCAGATGATGTAAGATCAATTCCTATTGATTCCCAATCAGGAATTGTATCCCATACAACACCTGTCAACTGTCTAGCACAATCAAATGATATCTGATCTCTATTAGATCCTATCAAAGAATACTTCCACCACAGATCATGGAACTCAAACATCTCTTCTGATATTGCTCTCCATATACATGTAAGCACAGGTGAGCAGTAACTTGTGAAGTCATAGTTTACTTCCACTAAAGCATTAATAAGTTCTAACAACTCCTCTTTAGTATTATAGTTCGTAGCAAAACATTCCATCACCTCATTGTGAAATGTAAATCTATGTGGGTGTAGCATGTGTGTAAGTGCTCCCCATCCACCCATACCAGAGTAAGGATTCCTATTCAGTATTTCTTTACACTGATCAACCCACTCCTTAGTATGCACATAACATCCATCCAACCATACAGTCTTAGATCCCACAGGGAATAGTTTGTGTGGACATAACTTTGCAAAGGCAGACAACCTTCTAGGACATGCACCTGCCTCTTCTAATACATGTGCTGGTATCTCTCTAAACTCCCATGGTCCTTTCTTATTTACTTTACCATCAGTAAAACAAACATACTTTACATTTGGATCATAATAGTTTTCATCAGGAAACTCATCATACCAATTAGTAATTGATGTGTATATTATTATCTGATCTCGTGTCTCATCATCCCATGCAATAGCATAGCTATACTTACCTGCATCACCAAAGAAATACTCACCAGTTATTCTATCAGTTCCAGATCTATAATACTTTTCCCAATCATAAAGACCTGTCAGTTCTGTTAGTAAGTCTGCAAATTCTGTAGGATCTACAGGATCAACATACTCATAGTCACCACACCTGTTCTGATCAGTCTGTGTAAACCAAACACCTTCTGGAGAACCATCAGTAAACTTATCAAGAAATGTTCTAGAGTTTTCAAAATCATATTCAATACCAGATAACTGTAGTGCTACAGAGAATGATAATTGATCTCTTACACCACCCTTATTATACCACTGCCACCATAACTTATCAAACTCTTCATTCCTACTACTACGCCAGATGATAGTACACAGTGGAGAGAAATACTCTTCAAAATCAAACTGGGTTTCTGATACTAGAGTAGTAAACTCTAATAACTTATCACTACCAACCCATCCTCTACTAACATACTCTGCACACTCTTCCAAATAACTATGTTGATGAGGGTGCTGCATTATGAAGAACTTATCTCTAGATAAAATCTCTTCACTCAACTTCAAGAACTCTTCGTTAATCAGATGTAACTTAGATGCATCAATGTATATGTTTGGTTGATCAAACGGACATAGTATCTTAGGTTTTCTTGATGACCTTACTGGATCACCAAGATCTTCTATGATTCCACCTGTCCATGGTGCAGGTGGATTCTCTACACCATAAACAACATAAGTCGGACCTTCAGGTAGATCAGTACATAGATCCACATAGTCATCAGTAATACATGTATAGATTAGTAAGTTCATATGATTTTATACACCTTCATATAAAATTCATGATCTGGATACTCCGTATATAGTTTTGGACTCATACCTGTAATATCACCCAACTCTTCTAAGAACTCCTCTTTACGTAGGTATTGTTTTAGATCACCTCTTTGTGGATGCATACCCAATCTACCTTTCTTATTATAATATCCTAATGGTATGCCAGCATCGCCTCTATTCTCATACACAGAAGGTAATCTAATTTTAGAAAACTTCAACGCTGCATCAAAAGCAATCTGATCTCTATTGCATCCAACTAATGACCAATCATACCACTGCTTATTAAATTCTCTCATCTTAGAAGTCATAGTTCTCCATACAATAGTTCCTAATGGACTACCATATGTTCTGAAGTTATAGTTTGCTTCCTTTAGTTTCTTTGTTAGTTCAACACCATCTTCGTAACTAAAAAATGCACAAGTAAATCCTTCCAGCATCTCATCAAAGTATGAGAACTTAGAAGCATGTCTTAGCATAGTAAATGGAAAACATTTCTTACTTCTTACTATAAACTCTCTAGTATGTTGATAGCAACCATCAACCCATATAGTATTGGTTCCTGGTGGGAAAAATAAATGTGGATTAGCTTTAGGATAGAAAGATAATCTCCTTGGGCATTCTATATCTACATCTAGTTTTACATACTCCCATGGTCCTACCGTAGTATCTACAGTACCATCATGAAAACAAACATACCTTACATCGGGTGAATAATAATTATTCTTGGGAAATTTATCATACCCATTTGTAATACAAGTATAAACAACCATGTCTTTTGGTTGAGTGATTGGATTCAACTCAAAGGGAGGGTATCTAACACATGCATACATCTTATTCAATGTAAACTTATCAGCATCCTCATCAAATATTATACCTAATTCATTCAACAAATCAACTTGAGAATCTAATGAAGGTTTATCATGCATCTCATAAGACTGCCAATATTCTTTCTTTCTATTAGTTCTCTCCATCTCAGCTTTGATCTTCACCCTACGTGGTTTGAAGATCATAGGAACTCTATACTTCTCTGCCATAATAAATTCTGCTATGGCACTTGATACCTGATCCCTATTGACACCTAAATCATACCACTGTCTCCATATTTCACACCATCTAACCACTTCAGGAGTTAGCACTCTCCATATAACACTGTTGATTGTCTGATTATATTCATCTAAACTATATCCTATTTGTTTTATTTTCTTTGCCATCGAGATGATCTCTTCTTTAGTAGAGAATCCCATCTCATATAACTTTCCAAACTCTGCTAGTAATGTTCTCTTTGAAGGATGTTCTTGCAATGCAAAATCATAATCCTCAAGTATAATCTTTGACTCGGTTACTAATGACTCTGTTATTTCATAAGATGCATCAACCCATACTGTAGGTTCACCTAACTCAAAATAAAGATGAGGTAAATGTTTAGGATGATATGATCTTCTTACTGGACAAGCACCAGATATAGTGAGTGGTATATATTCCCACCCCTTTGCCTCTGGTTCTACACCATCATCATAGAAACAAACATATCTTACATCAGGATCTTCATATGGTTCAACTATCTTATCGTAACCATTGGTTACACATGTATAAAAAGTAATCAATTTAGTTTATCCTCAGGTGTCAATTTACCAGATAACTCACCAAGAGTTCTGTTAGTCACATTACCTGGTTCTCTTGAGAACCAACCAGTAGCAATGTATTTAGAATCCTTACCAGTAAGGAAAGCACCTCTATGTACATGAGTATATGCTGCTGGCCACAGAACTATCGTACCCTTCTTAGGTTGAAATGACTGCTCTTGATGATAGAAGTCTGTTGCTCCACCACTCTCGTAAGGAATATCATTTAGATATATCATCCATGTAACCACTCTGTCACGATACAAGAAGTTACCATTCTCACAATGCCAT